ATCGGATGCCGGTGTCACTGAACAGGTGGCCAGCTCCTCCTGCGGAACTGAAGAAGTTCAAGGTTCCAGGAACCAAGAGAGTTCTAACTCTTGACGTAGACGCCGGTCGTATTCTAACTGCTCTTGTGGCTGACTACCATAATACTGTCCAGAAAATAGACATCGGAGCAGTGGACGATGCCGGATATTCGTATCGTAAGGCCCGTGCGGCAGATGACCTGAGCAATCACTCATCCGGAAGCGCCGTAGATGTGAATTGGACGGGAGAGGGGGCTCAGGGTTCAACTAGAGGAGCCAAGTTCTTTGCTCAGGCAAAGCATAGGCTTGCTGTTCAGGCTCTCAAGAACAGATATGGCAGATGGGTTCAATGGGGAGGCGACTGGCGTGCCAAGGACTATATGCATTGGGAAATAAAGCCCGGTGTGACTCGTAAGGACATCCTTCTTGCTTGTTACCTCCTCAATATAGATGAGGAGGGCGTGAGAGCGCCTTCCAAGTAATATACTAAGTGACGAGAGGAGACGAAATGAAGGTTGCCATCTACACGATTTCCCTGAATGAGAAAAAGTTCGTTGATCCCTGGTATGAGTCTGCCAAGGATGCCGACTATCTGCTCATTGCCGACACCGGTTCCACCGATGGGACGATAGAGCGTGCTCAGGAGCTCGGGATAAACGTTGTCAACGTATTCGTCAAGCCTTGGCGGTTTGACATGGCTCGGAATGCAGCCCTTTCATCTATTCCACTAGACATTGATTACTGCATTGCATTAGACATGGACGAGGTTATCCTCCCAGGGTGGAGAGAAGAGCTTGAAAGAGCTCTAGCTCAAGGGTGGACAAGGCCGAGATATCAGTACACATGGAACTGGAACGACGACGGGAGTCCCGGTCTTCAGTACGGTGGCGACAAGATTCACTCTAGGGTAGGGTATAGATGGAAGCATCCAGTACACGAGGTGGCCGTTGCGTACGGAGGCTTTGAAGAAGTTCAGGGCTGGGTTGGACTGCAGATTCATCACCATGCCGACAATACGAAGCCTCGTAGTCAATACCTTCCACTGCTCAAGATTGCCGTGGACGAGGACCCGTGGGATGACAGAAATGCCTTTTACTATGCCAGAGAGCTTTATTTTTACGGTCGCTACGAGGAAGCAAAGGTTGAATTCCGTAGGCACCTAGAGCTTCCTAGGGCCGTATGGCCACCGGAAAGAGCGGCTTCCATGCGATACCTAGGAAAGATTGAGCCAGAGAATTCTGAGCACTGGTTCAATCTTGCCATTCAGGAGTCTCCAGGAAGACGCGAGCCGTGGCTTGATCTGGCTAAGTATTACTACGGTAGAGAAGACTGGACAAACTGCCTTACGGCATCTCTCAAGGCTCTAGAGATCAAAGAAAAGCCTCTTGAGTACCTGTGCGAAGCAGATGCCTGGGGTGCAGCTCCGTGGGATCTTGCCGCTCTGTCGTTCTACAAAACCGGAAATTATGATCAGGCTCTTGAGTGCGGTCGTCAGGCAATTGAGCTTGATCCCGAAGACGAAAGACTGAGAAACAATCTCAAGTTCTACGAGCTACTATCTAGTCCCTCTTAATTCTTGCTTCTCTATCTTGATGATATAGATTTACGGCATTGGCGCTTGTTCGACTTCTCCAAGCAAAACCACATTCGGAGCAGCTAACAACTTTTGCCGTAGTCCAACGTCCACCGCCAGGGACTTTCTCAGTTGACACGGAGAGCTTCTGAGGTCTAGCCGAGCAATACGGGCATTTTGGTGGACGCCTTCTTCGGACTTCCTCTCCGGTATACGAGACTGACAAAGTTCTACGGATCTCAAATTGATCAAGTCCTCCCCATATCCCCCAGATCTGACGATGTTCAAGAGCCCACTGGATGCAGGAGCTCCTGACAGGGCAAGAAAAGCATAGGTTTTTGACCTCGTGCTTCTTTGTAATATCGTCAGTGAAGAACCAGTCAACATACTTCTTATTGGCTGGAAGAGCGCAGGAGGCTTCTCTTTGCCAATCTAAGTTGTTTGCAGGTTTCCACACATATCTAATTTTACACTATTCCTATATAAAAATGTGCAAAACGGACAATTAGTTATGCACTATTTCAACCCAAGTTGCCTGAGAAACGTAGTCCGTATCGTCTCCATCCATCGTTTCACCGAACTCATCGGTGACGAATGGAAACTTCTCCCCCTCTATGAATCCAACGTATCCAAACGTTGTCAATCCCTTTTCCACCATTTTGAAGCCATCTGATAGGGAATCAGATACTCCATCTCTCTGGATGCACGAAGCAAGAGCTCTCTTCACTACGTCATTGTGGATATCAACATCGTCATATGTAACGTATACGACTGACGATTCACTAGAAGGCTCTAAGCCCTCTCCATCCCACTGTTCCCAGAGCCACTCGCCTGGACGGTCATTCTTCACTGCTCGTCGTCTTCCATGTCCAGTTCTTCTAGTTCTAATTCGTATTGATTATCACCGTTGTCCTTAAAATAAACGTCGTCTTTTGTCTTTAGCTCATATATTCCGCTAATTGTCAAGCCACCGCACATGCAGCAGACTTCAACCGATCCGTTATTTATCTTGAGCGGAACGTCTACTCCAATGAGTTTCATCAGGATGTTTCCGGTGTCATCCATGCTCTCTGGCTCCCATCGGGTGTGGTCCGACAGGAAACAGCTTTCGCACACCGCAACCGCTGTTACGGATGACTGATCTTGGGAGCTCATGGGTAAATTTTACTCTTTAATTCTATTATGGAAGAAGCTCAATGATTCGAAAGTCTTTTGCTCTTCTTCTACTACGTCGTATGTTTTCTCGTTGCTTCGGGGTAAGACCTCCCCATATGCCCCATCTTTCCTTGCTGATGCCCCACTCAGCGCACTCAACACTATGAACACACGAGCTACACATCTTCATTACTGTCTTGATTTCTGCGTACACCCTTGGGTTTGTCTCATCCTCAATATAGAATGTGTCAAGTCCAAGACCAGCGCACGAAGGACTTTCGAACTCCCATGGGGCTCTAAGTCTAGTTTGCAAGAGTCTTTTCCTCTTTCTCCATCAAGCCGACTTCATATCCGCAACCGGCGTATCCAGCGATGTCAATCCATGTATCGGGCTGGTATCCAGACTTGGACGCATATCTGGCCATTTTCAGGGCAACCATGCACATGGCTACGTCTTCCATGGAAATCTTTGTTCCGAGAATTACTGACCAGAGTCTTGCAATTCGGTCAAAGTTCTCCGATGGAGGTCCGTAGTGGACGTTTCTCTCAGACGAGATAAGCCGAGCGGCTTCATGCAATGCATCTACCCTAGGAGTGGACTCTTTTTCTGGCTTACTTGTAGGCACTCTTGATCCTCGCAATCACATCGGCTCTGTAGGTGAAATCGGCTCCCATGTCATCATCTCTCGTGATGACAAGTTCATATCTTGCCAGCTCAAGTACCTCTGAGACTTCTGCATTGAAGAGCGCTGCGATCTCAGATTCTGCTTTCTCCTGCAACTCATCGAATGAGTCACCGTATACCGAGACCTTGAAAGTGCTGATTGAGCTCATACCGGAATCAGCTTTTCTAGGGCGTGCGGTGAGTAATGAGTTCCGTCCAGTCTTGGGTCTCGCTCGTCTATTGACTTGCAAACGATGTCGCCATATCGGACTGCAACTACCTTGCATATTCTTCCGTTATGACGCTCTCCTGCTATGCCATCAAATGCGTCAGCCTTTACTCGTACTATGTCTGTGACCTTAATCTGACCGGGCTGACAGTCGATCCAAGTTCCGTCCATAGGAGCTTTTTCTTCTGCTATTGCATGGCCAAGGGCCAGTTTGCTGAATATTGACACAGCCTCTCGTGCAGTCGCCTCAGTATGCTTTTCATAGTCCTTGTTCCAGATTTCCATGAGCTTCAGAACCGTATCCCCAGACGCCCTCTTGACTCTGGCTCTGGTCATCTGATCCTTGACCCAATCAATATCTATGCCAGCCATTATTTCCTCTCAATCAACCAATATTCTAGTCAACAAGTCTACCGATTCGTTCCATGTTGGTAAAGAGCCGCAGTATGTTTTGACCTGATCTCTCAAAAGATCAGATCTTTCGTCTTGGCTCATTTGCTCTATATTGCAGGGAAGAGCCCTCCAACTATCCCCGAGCATTGAGGTAAGCAGCCAGTCGGAGACGACGGGGGTGCCATTAGAGAGCGCCAACGGAATTGCCGGGGACCACCACGGGTCACCGTTTCTGTGGATGCTCACCAAGCAACCTATTGCCTTGGACATCCGTACTACGGTGTCCGAGTCCTTCTCCCAGCGAGAAGCCTTCATGGGAAGTACGGAAAGCTCTACGAGACGTTCTTGCTGCCTAGACCACGGAGAGTTTCTGTAGTCGGAAAGCCAGTATTCGGGAGATTCACTAATAGGCTTGTCAGAGCCCTCAATGAGTTTCCTGTCGAAACATAACCCGGCAAGAGTGGACTTGCTCGTCGTGGGAATGTACGACATTACTGAGGCTGAGGACATCCATGGAAGCCTTGGATAGATAGTCTTCGGCCAGTTGTTCATCAGGAGCATACGAACCGAGTCGTGTATTCGGTCAAATACTTCCTTGTCCTTGAGCTTTTTGTATTCTTTTCTCTTGGAGTAGAAGTCCTTGATGAGGTCGTCTGGATTACGATTTACTGCCGTAAGACCGGCCCAAATCTTTCTTGGATCTGGAGCATCTATAAGAATCCGAAGATTTCCGATTTTCCATGAGTAATTGATGACCGACAGAGATCCGTAAATTCTGTGGGCAGAAGTGCTTGTAGGCGGGGCAAGGCCAACAATCACGGAATCGAACTCAGATAGGTAATCGCTTGTCATGGCGACAGATGGCTCAACCCACGAAACCTCGTGTTTTCCAGCTTTCAAGGCATCGTTTAGTTGGCTAGTAAATGTCAATGACCTAGCATTTTTGCTCTGAGACACATGATTTGCCGTTGACCCAGTTAGCAGGATTTTCATCTCATCTCCTTATGCAAGCCAGCCTGCCACCCTTACGGATGACAGGCTGGCTCAGCGGCCTCTAGAACGGGGCGGGGGGAACAGTTACCTCTTCGGCAACTGGAACCCCTGTCGGTGCAGGAGACGGCGGCGGGGCGGCTGGTGCCGGTGCCGGTGCTGGTGCTGGCGGCGGGGCTGCAACTGAGCCAGGAGCCGCTGCAGTAGTGGGAGCTGCAGCAGCACCCTCCATCGGGAAGTACGACTTGATCTCGTTCTTCTTATTTCCCTGCCAGACCCGAGAGCCGATCTTTGCACGGAACTTGCGTCCCATCATGGCCTGCTCAATTCGAGCATTAGTTGGCTGAGTGGCAAAGAACTCCTGATTGAGACCAAGAGCCTTCATCTTGCTGAAGAAGATGCCAAGAGCAGTCGAATTGTCCTGAGTGACAACGAGGTTGTCCCAGACCCGACGCTTGTTGAATGGACCGCCCTGAACCTCTGCGGTCACCTTGAACATCGACTTGCCAGACTGAGAAGTCGTGGCTGATGCTTCGATGATCATCATGTCGTACGTACCGTCAGGCAGCGCCTCATAGCTCGCTACCTCGCCTGCCTGCTTAATCAGGTCTCCCCAATTGAGCGATGTCATACTGCTACCTCTTTCTTAACCGATTTCGCTGGTGTTGCTGTCTGCTTGGGTCCAAAGATGATGTCAAGCATTCGATCTACTGAGAGATTCTGCTGCTCAACAACTGCTCCGAGGCGACCTTGCACTCGCTCTCCAGCCTCATATTGATTGGTTCTTTCAACGTACATCCGACGCACCTTATATGGCGGCTGCAACGGATCTGGATTCTGCATCTCCTCAACGGTAAGTGCGCCGAGGATGTCATAGAAGTAAGGAGCCTGAATGGCAAGCTGCCCCTGGAGATAGGGACGGTACTTGCCAGCCTGGTCCTGCCGTGCCATTGCCGTGAGGACAACTGCCTCAAGCGGATTGGTTGGGTGCATCGTCAGATCACGGAGATCTCGGAGAAGACCACCCATGTGGCGAAGAAGCTCGCCCCACTGCTGCATCTTCATCTGCTCTGTCCCAGCAATGTTGTCGATGCACTTGACCTGCAACTCCGAGATGGAGTCGATGATCAGGCTCTTGAACTGATGCTGTCCTGACTGCAGCCACTGATAGGTCTTGATAACAATGTCATACGTCTGTACGACGACAACACATGTATCCCAAGTCCCATCTGCGACTGGTGGTTCCTCCCTTAGTGGATCCCAGTACTTGATGACGATTGGAAGGAAGCGGTGACCACCTTCCACATCAAGCATGAGCCGTGGGTACGGGGCGGTTACTGCAAAGGTTGACTTTCCAACCTTCGACTCCCCATAGACCATGGCTGTCAGAGATCTTTGAATTTCTGACATATTTACTCATTTCCCTTGTCGGATCCATAGTATGCATATGGATCTGCTTCTTCGAACATCTCGCTTAGCGCTTGTTCCGCTGAACTACCGTCATCGAACATAGTGCAAATTGAGAAGAACTGGCACTTCCACTTGCAATCTCTAGTCGGACTGGGATATGCCACATATGCATGACCCTCCCCAGCGTCAAGAGCCTTCCGAGTTCTCATAATGTCCGCAATCACACCGTGAATACGATCCCAGAATGAGCGCATCGTGAAGATATTGTGTCGGACCTCAATCTGATCGTAGAAAGGAGGCCGAGCGCTTGCGGTTCTCTTCACCTTCTTGAGCATCGTGAAGATTCCGCCCTCTGAACGCTCCTTCTCGTCAACCTTGGTTGATTCCAGGAGCATATAGGTGAGAATCTGCTCGTTCATTGGAGCAAGATTTGCAAAGTCCGTGAGTGATCCTCCGACAGTCTTGAAGTCTCGGAACATGCGAACCCCGTCGATCTTGCGACGAACTCTCATGTCAAGCTTTCCTTGAAGCTCAACTTCTCCATTGAAGAGTGGTGCAATGATTGTCTCTTCGGTTGACACAATCTCAAGCTCCGCGTCGATGCCCTCGTCTTCAACCCACTGAAGATATCCCTCAAGCATTATTCGACCGAGCTCTGCCTCGCTCTCAAGCGTAGAGGTGTCCCTCCAGTCATCCTCAAGGATCTTTCGATCTCTCTTTACCAAGTCTGAGTGTGCTTGGAGAAGCGGAACTCCATTTGCGTAGTGAGCATCTAGAGCGGAGTGAATACGAGATCCGAGAGCCAGTGCTCCAGTGAACTCCTTGCTCTTAGGCTGCATACGCCGATAGTAGGTAAGCCACCAACGACGACGGCAATCCTTGAACGTCTGGATCTCTGAATTAGACAGTCTGACAGTCATGCTGCTACCAACTCTCCCGTACATAATCTGCAAGTGGACTGGTGGTCAACTCCAAGACCGGAGCTGATGTATCGGGATGCCCCGCATGAACGGAACACCAAGCAAGCAAACTCTTCGTCGCTCAATGTCAACTTCGTCCTGCCTTTTCGTCCTTAAGTATAGAAAGCAACTTGTCCTTGTCTTTGACAATCTGCTCAAAATTGTCTGCCTTGGTGTCAAGGACCTCAATAACGCGCTCCTCAACGGTGCCTTCGGTGACATAATCGGTAATGATGATCGAATCGTGAATCTCAGATCCGATACGGTGGACACGATCCAGCGCCTGCTTGTAGTCAACAAGCGACCACGGACGCTGGAGCATGATCAGCCGACGAGCGGCGGTCAGCGTTACACCGACACCGCCAGCCTGAGCGGTGAAGAGTATCCACTTAGTCCTTCCAGACTGGAAATCGTCTATGGCAAACTGACGCTGATCCTCAGTTTGAGCACCAGTAATCAGACCATGACTAATCCCAGCTTTTGTCATCTCAGCGCTCAGGAGTTCGATCAACTGCCGGGACACGGCGCATACGGCAACTGAATCAGTTCCGAAGTCCCCACTCTTTATGTCGCTCATGAGTGCATCGACCTTGCATGACGGATCAGAGAGCACCGCCCTTTGGTCTCCAGTCATCTCATCAACAACGATTTCGGCGTATGAAGAAGAGAACTGAAGAAGACGAATCATCTGAGTCAGGATGCTTGGAGCAGACAATACCTCGCCAGACTCCAATTCAGTAATCATGTGATCTCGCATTTCGGCGTATGCCTTTGCCTGCTTAGATCCCATCTCAACGTCTCTGCGCTCCTTCATGACTTCAGGAAGCCACGGAAGAACGCTCTTCTTGAGCATCCTTCTCATTCGAGGATTGATTGTGTTGTAGAACTCGTCTTGCATGTGAGGTTTGACGCCGATGACCATCATGCCGCCGAAGGCATTGAGCATCGTGTCGATGTAACGGTCGATCCACTTGGTCTTGGTCGGCCAGTCCTCAGGAGAAAGCCAGTGGAGGATGCTCCACATATCGACAACATCGTTGGCTATTGGCGTTCCCGTAAGAGCGAATCGAATGTCAGCATCTCCCGTCGCTGCCCAGAGAGCGCGAGTCTGCTTGCTCTTAGGATCCTTTGAGCGATGGATTTCGTCAGCGACAACTGACTTGAAATCAATTTCATTGAGCTCTCCCTTATGAACTTCGCATCGATTGGCTGAGACCTTCTCATCCTCGCCACCACACTCAACGCACCTCGTAAGGGCAATAGAGCCAAAGGAGCTCAAACGGGAGTGGGATCGAAGTGATTCCCAGTTGATGATGAATACCTGAGTATCCGGCTCGGAGAACTGCTTCTTGCGCTTCACCGCTGTTCCCTTGATTACCTGGGTCTTGACCCCAGGCCACCAGATCTTGAACTCGCGCTCCCAGTTCTTCTTCAGGGTGTTTGGGCAGACAATGAGAGCGGGGAAGACTTCTTCTCCACGATCTTCTAATGCCTTCAGCGCCCTGATTGCCTGAGCGGTCTTCCCCAACCCCGGCTCGTCTGCAAGCAGTGCCCTTCTTGCTGTTGCAAGGAACGCAACACCTGCACGCTGATGCGGAAAGAGGTCTGTGTCTCCCGAGAAATCCTCAAGCTCCCTCAATGTATTCGCTGGAGCGATTCTGGTATTTACCAAGTCATTTGCCCACGCCTCCAGAGGCGGCTCAATCTTCAAGTCCGTCTTGAACGTAGATCTGAGGGCTAGGCACGAGGTCCAGCTCAGAGGGACCTTCCAGTACCCATCATCCCGAGACCATGAAGCCCCAGGAAGGCTCTTACAAAGCTCTTTCCAACGCCATTCGGCTTCGATCTTGATGTGCTTCCCGCTTGGATCGATGTCAACCGATACTGCCGTCATGATTCCTCCCTTCGTCCGTTGCTAAAAAGATACTAACACCAAAAAGTGAGTTTTCAAGTTTTTGGTGTTAGTAATTCTACAGGCTTCCAGCCAGCCTTGACAAGTCGGAGGAGGGCATGACGAATTGCGTCATTTGCGTGACCATCCCCTCCTCTATGCCATATTCCAATTCTTTGCAAGGCTTGGTTCGGAAACATGGTCTTGGCGTTTACCGGTGCCTGGAACGCAATCTTTAATGGATCATAATCATTTATTCTGCAAATGTACTTGAGAACTCCGATGTTTTCCAGGCTCCAGGGGGCTTGAGAGTTCCTCACGGTCTGAGCATTGATGACGAAAGATTCGCAGGCAACGATGAATTCGCTGTCTTCTCTCTCCTTGAACGCCACTAGGAGATCGTCTCCAAATGACTCGGGCTGAGTCTCAAGGGAGTACCTAAGTACCGGAGTACCGCCGGATTCCTTGTCCCATTCGACTACTGCCAGCCCACTGGCTTTTCCTGGATCAACTCCAAGCACAACGATCATGTCCACACCACCCTAGAAACACCCGCTCTCTCAAGATACCCATGACATTTCTTGCACGGCTCTGATTCCGCTGGAGAGCCGTCTGCTGCAACCCTAGCGACATATACATACGCACCGCTAGCCCGAGAGCCCGCTGCAGTGACCGCTGCTATCTCGGCGTGTACGTGAGCCTTTCGCCAGCCGAACCTGGGGTCTCCAACTTTCTTGTTCGTGGCAACAGAGACGATCCTTCCGTCATATACGACTACGCAACCGTGCTTATATCGGCACTTGCTCGTCTTTGCTATCTCAAGTGCCTTCTGGAGGTACTTGTTCATTATTGGTACTTCTCACCCCAGTTACTGAACGGGCCGTCTACCCCAGCGGTCAGCGGCACTGACCAGCCTTCCGTTGTGGTCATGCATTTCTTTACTGTCTGCATAATGTCTTCGACATCCGACTTCGGAGCCTGAAGCACGATCTCATCGTGTACAGGAACGATCAGCAATTCCGTCAGATCTGCTTGGTCAAGTTTTATGAGATTCATCTTGAAAATCTCGGCTGCGCTTGACTGAATGAGATAGTTCATGAGGCTGTACACACGATTCTCATCGCACGGTAGCCTTCTACCTGTCTTGGTGAGAACGTAGCCCTGTCCTTCGGATTGCAGTCTTCTCATTCCGGCATCTTCGATCTTCTTCTGGAGATTCCTCACGCCGGGATAAGCCCTGTCGAATGCCTCAACTACCTCGCGCATCTGAGGCTCTGGTACTCCAGCGGTGAGCGCCATCTTCGGAATGCCAGCGCCGTAGAGCTTTCCGTATACCGTTCCCTTGACGAGCTTCCTTCTAGGGTCGGACTTCTTGGCTTCCGGATCCTGATAGATGTCGCGCATGATCGAAGTGAAGGCATCTCCTCCGGTAGCGTCTGCTTCGCGGAACAGGCTTATCAACTGAGGATCTTCGCTCATTGCTGCGGTGAGCCTGAACTCAACCTGATCAAGGTCAGAAGACAGAATGACGTGATTGTCGTCCTTGGGGATGAATGCCCTCCGGACAGTCGCCTCTCCAGACGGCAGCGTCTGCAACGCAGGCTCCGTGATGGACATTCTTCCAGTCCTAGCGCCAAGAGTCTTGACAGACGGATGGAGAACTCCGTCTACCGCCTTGTCTAGGAAGTTCTGGAAGTACGTGATAGCGATCTTGTCAGCCTTGCGCTGCTGGAGCACCATCTCGGCCAGATGACGAACCTCTTCGTTTCCTTCAATGATCAACTTGTTGAGCTGATCCGCGCTTGCTGATTTCTGCCCTGATGGAGTCTCATCCGTGATGACTGCTCCGATACTCTCAAGAAGCCTGACGAGCTGGACATTGCTCGTTATCTTCATGTTGTACTTGTTGTACGCCCAGAGCTTTACCTTCTCGGAGTAGTCGATCAGCTCCTGCATCTTTGCCCTTGAGTAGTCAAGGTCTACCCGTGCCCCATTGATTTCCATTCGGGTGACGATCTTTCGGACACCCATCTCTATCTCGTAGGCAATGTTGTAGGGCTTGCCTGGGCCGCACTTCTCGTAAAACTTCTCCCACAGGCGCATCGTGATGACCGGATCCAAGGCTCCGTACGACCAGTACGGCTCGAAATCTACGGGAACCGTCCCCCAAGTCCAGCCATTCTTGGCGAGGGAGGAGGTCAGGGTGTCCTGAAGCTCAGCACTGTTTCGATCCACGTAAGCACTTGCCAAAGGCTTGAGCGCCCCTGAGCCAAGTGGGTCGATCAGATGAGCCATGATCATGGTGTCGTGGGCGCGATGCCACGGGATTTCCCAGCGAGACTTGATGGCGAACCACCGAGCCTCAAAGGCAATGTTGTGGCAGACGATTGGACCCTCAAACTTTTCCATGGCCTCGTAGAAGACTCCAGACCACTCCTGCCAAGGAATGGCCCAGCCCTGCATACCGTCGCCCACCTGAACGAGTCTCAGGTCACCGTGCCAAGGAGAGAGGGCGTCTGCCCGTGGATTACCGGGCTTCTCGCCAGTTTCGGTGTCGATGCCAATAGCGTCATGAGGACGCCTCTCACCAAGCCAACGAATGAACTCCGCTGCTTTCTCAGAGGTGTTGACTAGGTGGATCTTGACGTTTTCAAGTCCGTTTTCCGTCATTTCTTCGCTTCAGCCTTCCTAGCCTATTTAGGGGATCATCTCCACCTTGTACACGCTTTCTATCTTAGAGTCTAGTGCGGACGCATCCTCAAGGAGTCTTTGGGCTACGTTCGTCAGGTATCTTGCCCCTCCGTTGTCATACTTGTAAAGGGCTTCGAGAACTGCTTCTGGCTCATCTGACACCTGAGCCCAGTACCGATACTTTTCCGGAAAGACGATTGGTGCCTGAAGCGAAGGCTTGCACTCATCACACGGAATTGAATCCTCTGTCATGTCTTCGGTTGAAGATTCAACTAATCCATATCTCTTGACTAGCGGACATGCTGCAGCGTGGTAGACAAGCGATACTCCTATCCGAGAGAGGACGTATGACCCGCTCTCGGTCTTGTATAGGGAGAACTCAATCCAGCGAGTCGATCCCTTTCGCCAGGAAGATGACTTTCCGAGCATAGATCCGCTGAACTTGAGGGTCCTTGACCCATCTCGTATTTCATGCATAATATTATTTGTCTCTCAGGTCTCATACTGGAAGATCGGGAATGATTTCAACATGAACATGCTCATCTCGGGAAAGAGCATATCTCCACCAGGAATACACTTCTTCACTTAACTGACTGAGTTCAGACCAGCCAACCACAGGGAGTCCATCTCTAGGAAAACTTCCTGCCGGTATTAATGTCATATTTTGAGCTGATTGCCTCATATAATCAACTAAATTGTCCATGTGTTGCCATATTTGATCGTCAGTAAACTCAGCTAGTTCGTTTACGTTAGTTGAAGTTAGACACGTAAGTATTGATTGAGAACCATCGTCTGTTGAAATGTTCTTGCAGAGCGTTGGCTTTTCTCCGGCATTGAAAACAAGTTCGTATGTGACGTTCATCAGTCGTCCTCTCTCATCATTTGCTTTATCTGTCTTTCGAGTGTTGTTATTCTGATTTCCTGCTCTTTTGCCAACTCTAGAGCCAACACTCCAATCAACCAATAATTAATGCCCTTAGGACTACCATCCTGGTCGTATGTTAGCGGCTCTTCTATGCCAATATCGGCAAGCTCTTCTGCAATGTATCCATAGAAAGTATCTCTTCCCATGGAGTGAGGTTTGTATTGATTTAAATACTCAAATGATACAAGGTTTAACTTTAAAAGTTTGGATGTATCAATTTTATATGATTGAATATTTTTCTTTAGTTTTAAGGAAGAGCCAAAGGGACCGGTACTGGTGTCACTAAAATAGTGAGTATGTGATCCAGTTGTTTCATTTTGTCTAGGCCCAACTCCGGTGCCACCACCAACACTATGGACATGCGTACTGCTTGCATAGTTATGGTCGTGATTTACAGGAGCATATGCATGAGTATGACCAGATCTAGACACAGAACTATCCACCGAAATTGTTGGTGTTTCAGTAGCTCTATTAGTTACGTTGATTCCAGATCCATCATTAATACTGGTAACCGTATTAAAATTTAATTTTCCTCGCGGTATTGTAGCGTCCTCAATCTTTATGCCAAAGATTGTTTTTGTTTCAATTTTTGAAGTAGTTACTGCACCGGTTCCAATCTTGCTATTTGTAACTGCTCCGTCAGAAATTTTGTCCGACGTTACTGCGCCACCGGCTATCTTGCTACTTGTAACTGCTCCGTCAGAAATTTTATCCGACGTTACTGCGCCACCAGCAATTTTTGAGTTAGTTACTGCAGAACTTCCTATTTTTGCGTCGGTAACACTTCCATTTGCAATTTTTGCAGTGGTGACAGCTGAGTCGGCAATCTTTGCTTCGGTAACATTTCCATTTGCAATTTTTGCCGTAGTCACATTCAGGTCGGCAATTTTTGCAGTGGTGACAGCTGAGTCGGCAAGTTTTGCCGTGGTGACAGCTCCATCTGCGAGGGTTCCAGTAGTTACATTTCCTGGAGTTATATTGTCTGTTGTGACGGAGTTGTTAGATAGCTTGTCATTGGTCACTGCGTCAGTGGCAATGATCGATGTCGTTACTCCTTGATTGGCAAGTTGATCCGTTCCGATGGCTTTTGCCTGAACATTGACTCTTCTAACAACCTGAGAAGCAAGCTTGTATGATGAAGGTCTTGACTCAAGAAATTGAAGACGACGTTGCATATCCGTCATGTTCCCAAGCAAGCTCCTGCGCCTGGACATTCTTCTACTTGCCACGCTTATCTACCTTCCAATCTGGAATAAGTACCAATTCCACGACCTCAGGCAAGTTAGGAGCATCAGGAACTTCTACTTTGTACGAAACTATTTTTCTTACGATTATATCGTCTCTAGGTTCCTGATCACTGGCCAATCTGCTCTTGATGAAGTCATCATTTATGATGAGTGAGCACCAGTCTCCTGGATTGTACGATCCAACTGAAGGCTGGAGAGTTCCGTTGACCTTGAGCTTGTAGTCTCCTATCGGGGGTCTTGACTCATACAGGTAGTCACTGGCGTAGTCGTAAAGAGTTTCCTCTTCCGATACGTCGTTCAAGACTTCTAATTGATCCAGAAGAGGCCAATTTCTTCCAGTTGTATTGTCAAGCAAGTCCTCTGCAGATGCTGCTGCGTACGGCTTGCTTGCTTCCGCTCCAAGATCAGGAATATTTCCTTGAGTGAAAAATCGTGTGGCACTGTCCTCAGCGCTCTCCGATACTTCGAACGTAATGATGTTTCCCGGATATTCAAATACCGTTACATCTGCTCCAAGCTCTGCTATTGAGTAAGTGCTTCCATCTTCTGGATCAAATGGTGGCTCTAGTTTGAGAAGGACAAGAGTCCTCGTGAAAGATGCAGTGTTGAAGTCGTAGTCGCAATCTATTCTGTAATCGAATCCATTGATATTGGTCGAATACTGCTCAAGAACGTCTCCAGCAGTCTTATTCTCAAATCCTCGTATGATCTGCGTGTCCTGATAAAGCTCGCTCTTCGAATTGTCCTCAAACAATATGTCTATGTCAGAATTCTCAGTAAAACTCCCGTACTCTCCAAAGATCACCTTGCTTCCAAATGAAGCGGTTCCTCCCATAGACGGACTTCTGGCAATATTGAGAATCCCTCCGGATGAGAATGCAAAGCTCAGACTGTCAATTATTCTTGATACTGTCTGACGACCATTAAACACAGTGTCCAGCTGTCCAGCAAAAAATCCATCAACACCGCTTATGATGACGGTTTGCCCAACAGTAGCGTTGTGAGGAACGTCAGTGCTAATAATTGCCTCGCTTGGCGTAGGCCAGTTCTCTGTACTTATGAGTTGCTTATGCGTTACGTTTAAAAACCTGATTCCAGATAGTGATGTTTGAGCTAGATCTGGACCTGGGAGAACATACGTAATCGTGTACTCGTCTGGAATTACGTCTACTACTTGAAATCCATCAAGACCCGCTCCAACTTCAACCACTTCTATCTCTTGACCGGGAAGAATTTTGTGTGGAGTAAGAGTCTTGAGAGTTACGAGACCATTTACTCGTTTCCTAGAAATAATTGAGACTTGCTCTTCTTTTGCTGGCTTTATTGCCTCATTGGCAAAGTTAAGTCCTTGAAAGTCTATGGCTATCTGCTCGAATAGGCTTCTGGCAAAATCATACGTATCAACAAGACTTCTACACGCGCCACCGTTACTAGCAGTGCTTGGGACATTTGAAAATGTAGAAGTAAAACTGAAGGATGTTGAGCTCGGTATGCCTGTTATCTCAAACGTTCCGTCTACTGCCGGTCCAGTATTAGTTATCCTGACCTTATCGCCAACGATGAATCCGTGAGCCTCTTGGGTAACGACAGTGGCAACTCCACTTGAAACCGAGAAGGAGCTTATTGCTATGAATTGAGATCCATAGACAAGAGTCTGCCAAATATTCCTGTGATACAGATAGCTGATAAACTCAGATCCGTTTACCGAAAGATTTCTATCCTTAACATCGTAAGACCTAGACCATATAATTCCTCCCCACACGACTACATTGTTTCGAGTTATGTAGAGGCCGGTTCTACCTGGCATGGTTGACTCGTAGAGATCAAGTCCTTTTGTCTCTGGAATGAACGGAATACTTCCAGAGAAGCTTCCAGCTCTTCTATTGGCTCTTTCAAAATTGACGTTCTTGAAGGGAATCTCCGCGATAAGCTCATTCGACAATAGATCAGTAACGAAGTACCTGTATATCACTGGCGTCTCGTACATTATCAATCTCTCTTATGTCGTTAACTCAACCAACCGGACCTGTAAAGTACCCTTATTGTAGCCGTACTCGTGCTTGACCCAATGTCCTCGAACTCTAGTATGTTTTCTCCAGGCTGCAGGTATATGAAGTCTGCCAAGACATCTATCTTCCCCCTGGATCCGATTGTCTCTCCATTGAACGCTACTTCCCTATCCAGCGTATCAATTTCAAGTATGTCGGATTCAACTGTTGCAGTGGGCTTCAAGTCTGCTGCATCAAGTCCTGGAGTGTAGATCGTCTCGTTTTTCTTTACTGCCACTCCGACAGCAGAAGTCGTTGGTACAGTAGTAGATACTGATGCAGTTCCTCCGTACGTAAAGAATGGCAAGTCAACCCCGCAAGAGACCGTAGCGGTAGTAAGAGTCTCGCTTGCTATTGATCCGCTACTGGATGCAAATCCGGAGAATACGATTGCATTTGAACCAGCAGATGCATTTGCCAGATCTGCAGCAATCTGGCTGAATTGAATTTGAGTATTGCTTGGAACAGCGGTAATTGTCTTGGTTCCGTCTGTTATTCCGTCTACCTTCTGAGTG